TACTCTGACCGTTACAGTGAGTACACCAATACTCCTTCCACTATTAGCGGTGAGTTTCGTGATACTTTAGACTTTTGGCATTTAGCCCGTAAATTCGAAACTCCTCCTGCTCTTAATGAGGACTTTATCAAATGTGATCCTAGTAAGCGTATATTCGCTGAACAGACTCAAGATTCTCTATGGTGTATGATTAACAACAAATGTGTTGCTCGTCGTCCTGTTAAGAAGACAACTATCGGAAGGCTTATGTAATGAAAGAATACTTTAATGACAATGGTGATTTCACCTACACTGCTAAGGAGCGTTGCTCCTTGGAAATTAGAACAACATGTGAATTTCATGTGAATAAAAACGATATGCTTATCGGTCCTAATGCTTCTACTGAACGTTTCTTCAGAACTACTTTAGAATCAGATGATGTGGTCGATGTATATTGCTCTGAAAGATATACTATTGTTGTTTCGCCTCTTCCTTCACGCGGTGAAAAGTTAGATCCTAACTCTATGTGTGAAGTTATTGAAGAAGGCGAGCTCTCTATTTACGATCAACTCCGCCAAGAGATGCTTTCAAAGCTCTCACAAATGGCGGGTGATAAAGACTATGATACTTATGAAGATGATGATGATCTAGGTTGGGATGATCCTGACACTGAAACCCCTCTCACTCCTTATGAATATGCTGAAATGCATGAAGAAACTATTCAACCTATTCAAGAGACTGACGCATCAGGTGACCCTATACCAAAACCCGAAGCTCCGACGCTCTCGGAACAGCCTGCGGAAACTCCCGCGGAATTGTGACGCTAGACACGCTGTACGCTCTTAAAGCTAAACACATACCTTTAGGTATGGGTCACAAGCCGGAGGCGCGTTAGGCTCTTAAAAATACTCCACAATGGGAATAAAAGTAACTTAACAAACATGTCCCTACTTGAAAGGGACATGTGTTACTGACACTGGTAATAAAATCTGATATACTTGCTCTTGTAATCGTCCTTAGACGATTAACTAAAATCTTAAAGGTTAATCAATGGATTACTCAAAATATATAACTGCGTTAAATGAACGCTTACTTTATCTTGTCGAAATCGACAAACCTACTGAAGACCAAGTCAAAGAAATTTTTGGTCTTATTCAACTCCGTGATACTGCAAAGGCTGAACGTGATGCGATGCATACGTCCGACTCAATTTAATAACGATGGGCAATATCTTTCGTGCGGGCAATGTATGCCCTGCCGAATAACTAAACGTACTGAATGGACTACCCGTCTAATGCTCGAATACTCTCTGACTCGTATGGCTTGCTTTGTTACTCTTACTTACTCTCCCGAACACTTACCTGAAAGCGATAAATATCCAAATGGAAATCTTGTAAAGACTGATCTAGTTAAATTCAATAAACGCTTTCGCAAATACTATAATTCAAAATATGGAAAACGTGAAATACGTTTCTTCGCTGTTGGTGAATATGGTGATAAATCTGAACGTGCTCACTTCCACATTGTATTCTTTGGTGTGGATGCTCTTTCTGCAGAATCTATCGTTAAAAAGGCTTGGACTTTTGGCCACTCTATGATTGCTCCTATTGACGAAAAAGGCAACCGCTTAAAATATACCGTAGGTTACACTATCAAAAAAATGACTAATGAAAAAGCTATGGGTGACGATCGTCAACCCGAATTCACTCTTATGTCTCGTATGCCTGCTCTTGGTACAGGTGCTCTCCCCAAAATTGCTGAACGGCTAAGAAAACATAACATGTATCCTTCTCTTGGACTCTCTACGTTTGAGAAGTATTTAGTAACCGATGCAGGTTACGAACTCAAACCCTTCAACGGATGGTTTAAAATGATGGGAATGAACTGTAAACTCGACCGTACTATGATGGTTAAACTGATGTCTTTCACTGATCCCCGTGTAAAAAACCTTGCTTCTACTCTTGATGATCAATACCTTACTTATCCTAAATCTTTCAAAATTCGTAAAAACCGTTTGCATGATGATTCAAAATTTGCTATGATTAAGTTTGACTTAACAGGTGAAAGATATGAAACGCAAAAACAAGCTGAAAAATACACGCGTAAACACACGCAGACAAAGAAAATATAGTGTACTTAATACTAGACCTTACACTCAACTTTCTATTGCTCCTACTCCTCGTAGAAGTAAATTTGTATCTCCGCTTAAAACTCCCACTTTATATTCTTATACTCCTACTAAGCTCAATCGTACTAACCGCCCTAAACTATATAACTCACTATATAGTAATCTGACTCCTTGTAAAGAAAAATTGCGAAAAGCTGATTCGGCTCGTCGCTCTGCCTTCTTCAAGGCTAAACATAAAGGCTCGTCTAGTTCTAGACCTGCTCACAATCGTATTCACAAAAGGACTTGCTAATGTTCAATATGATAGCTGGTACTGCTCTTGGTGGTGCTGAAATCCTTGGTAATCTTTGGTCCGATAAAAAAAATAGAGAACAAGCTCGTGATATTAATAGTCAACAGTATGATCTTGCTCGTAACTCTATAAAATACCGTGTTCAGGATGCAAAAAACTCTGGCATACATCCTCTATATGCTCTTGGTGCCCCTACTATGGGTTCCTCTGTTGTTTCTCAACCTCGTTCAAATCCTGTTGCTGGACTATCTCAAATGGGACAAGATATTACTCGTTCACTTGGTAGTAAATCAAAATATGATGCTCAACTCGAAGAACTTGGAATGCAAGATGCTATTGCTCGTAATCAAAATACTGTCTTACAGAATGAACTCTTACAGCAAGAACTTGTAAATAAAAAACTTGCTAATGTGCATAAAGCTCAAACAACTGCTCGTAATCCAAAAGATGGTTTAAAGATGTTTGGAGAAACTGCAAAGTATAATCCTGACTTCTCGGATGCTGAACAAGCTGAAACTCGTTATGGTGATATAGCTCAGGAGATCTTTGGTATTAGTAATATAATTGCTGATATTAAACATAATTATGATTCTTGGTCTAAATCTAGAAAACCGTATGTACCGCCTAAAAAACGTTCATACAGATAAAATGTGTTGCAAAGGATATAAAATGCGTAGAAGATACTCTCGCTCTCGTTACTCTCGCTCTCGTCGCCCTCGTGGTCGTGTAATTCGTCGTCGTCGTGGCTCTGCTGGTCGTCGTCGCAAATCTTTCGGTGCTAAACGCATCGGCTTTAGGATGTAATATGAAAAGATACAAACAAAATCTCTCTAACTATAAACTTGCTACTATGAACATGGGTACTCTTGTACCTGTTCAGGTACAGGAAGTACTTCCGGGTGATACTATGCGCTTAGAGACTGCGGCTCTTGTCCGCGTCTCTCCTATGCTTGCTCCTGTTATGCATCCCTGTACTGTTCGCTTTCATCATTGGTTTGTTCCCAACCGTATTCTTTGGAATGGATGGGAAGACTTCATAACTGGTGGGCCTACAAATACAAATGCAGATACAGTTCCTACTGTCACAAATGATGCTCAAGCTAAAAACTTACTCGATTATATGGGTGTTCCTCCTGTTGCTATTGATGTAAATGCTCTGCCCGTTCGTGCGTTTAACCTTATCTACAATGAATTCTATCGCGACCAAGACTTACAGCCTGACCTTCGTGAAGAAGATGATCTATCTATTCCAAATATTGCTTGGGGTAAAGATTACTTTACTACTGCTAGACCTTTCACTCAAAAAGGGTTTGATATAACACTTCCTATAGGTCAATCTGCTCCCGTAGTTACTAACCCTTTACAGCCTGATCCTACTCTATGGTTAAAAGGTTCTTCCGAGTCATTGAATATTCAAAAATCAACTCAAACTGCTGAATTTGTTACTACTACTAATGAGCAGGGTCAAGGACTTTTACAGCCTGATCTAATCGCTGATTTAAGTTCTGCAACTGGTGTTACTGCCATTCAATTTCGTGAATTCTTTGCATTGCAAAGATATGCTGAAGCTCGTGCTCAATATGGTAGCCGTTATACTGAATATTTACGTTATTTAGGTGTTACCCCTTCTGATGCTCGTCTTCAAAGACCTGAATATTTAGGTGGTGGAAAACAAAATCTACAATTCTCTGAAGTACTTACTACTTATGACAATGAAGCTTCCAATTTGCCTGCTGGTACTATGCGCGGTCATGGTATTACTGCTCTTAAAACTCGTTCCACTCGTCGTTTCTTTGAAGAACATGGACACATAATTACTGTTATGTCTGTCTTGCCTCGTTCTATCTACCAAGATGGTGTTGCTCGTAATTGGCTACGCCAAGATAAAGAGGACTACTTCCAAAAAGAGCTACAAAGTATTGGACAACAATCTATCTATCAAGGGGAAGTCTATGCTGACGCTACCACTCTACGAGATACTTTCGGTTACTCTGACCGTTACAGTGAGTACACCAATACTCCTTCCACTATTAGCGGTGAGTTTCGTGATACTTTAGACTTTTGGCATTTAGCCCGTAAATTCGAA